ACTTGGATTAAATCCACCAGGAGCTACTTGAGCATCCATTGCTGCACCACCCATTGAACCATCTGTAGTACCAATTCCAACTCTACCTCTTTTATCTGGAGTAGCTATTCCATAGACAACTTGACCATTACATAAATAGATGTTTTCCCAATCACCTTGTCCTACACCACCACTAAAATTTGGTACTAGTGGACCATAATATTCAACTACAGTGTAAGGAACCATTCTATTGTAATACTTGTTACTTGATGGATTGCTAGCAGCAATACAAGCTGTAACAAGATCACAGAGCTCACTGTTCTTTACATAGTTTGTATCAACATCTATCGCAAGAGCATCTAGAGAATCATTTAATGCACATAAGTTATCTATTGTAGCTTGTAGAATAGCATGTGTTCCAGAAGTACTAGTAACACCTGATAAACATGATGTGTCATAATCTGCTTCAATATTTGCTACTGAAGAAGCAATCACAGTCACTTGATTCTGAAGATCACACAGGGCTTTAATTAAAGCATTAAACAGATCTACAGCTGTAAGATCTCCACACGTAGGAAGATATTGTTTTACAAGGTCACAGATGGTTGTAGAAGTGGGAATATCTATCTTTATCCCTGTACCATCAAGAGTAGAAGTTAAAAACGTAATGAGAGCCTGTTCTACATAAGAAAGACTATCACCAGTCTGAATACCAAGAACAGGAACATTTACTCCTGTATATTTAACACATTGATCAGAAACAATCTCTGTGCATCCGTTAAAGCAGTTTGAACAAGCCATTTATTTATATTTTAAAAGTTTAATGCGACTAGCAATCATCTCAACAGTGAAAGAAGATGCATAATTTGAATTACAATATTTATATCTAAGAATTCTTTTATAATTCAATAGATCGTTTATTGCTACACTATTGATGGAATTATTTAAAGAGAATACAACATTATTATATAGTTCATTAGCTAATTCCATAAGCTTAAGATCTATATCTGTAAGAAGAGCAGGTATGTTAGTACTTGCTGCAACATTAGTAAGTCTTGGTGATAACATTTATTTTCCTTTTTTAGAATTGCAAAATGCACATAGTCCATTAATTAGTTGACATCCACAGCCAACATTTGCTCCACATCCTTTACAAGTTGCCATATTAATAAAAATTTGTCAAGTAATTTGTACCAGAACATTGACATCCATTTCTCATGAAGTTGTTCAACATCTTACTTGCTTGGTTATATAATTTATTTGCTGTATCTATAGCACAGTTATTAGCAGCTGCTATTGATCCTTGAATAAAGAAGTTTATACTGGTTAAGTCCACTTTCTGTTGTGTCTTGATAGCAAGGTCACACTCCATCATATCTAGCTTCATAAATGCAGCATCAAACCTCTCTTGAAGTTGTTCAACACGCATTATGTTTTTCACAACAAAATACTCATTTGCAGGAGTGATTGTATATTTCAATGTATATAAACCATCAGGAAGAGGAAGTAATGGGTCTCCCATTTGAGTGATTCCTAATATTGTAGAGTTGTATACATTAAAATCATCAATATTAAACGGAATGCTAACATCACCAAATCCTGGAACAGTTATATCCATAGTTGGAGCAGAAGGTACACCATCATAAGTGGATGCATCAGCAACACCTAATGTTAAAGTGTTATAAGTAGGAATTACTAATATATCTAAAGTTGTTGCCATATTGTTTAAAATAATTATGCCAGAGGATTGAGTTTTAATCCTCTCACCTCTGGCATAGGTTATATGATTCTTTTCTTTATATTAAGGAATCAAGGTTGTTGTTGTTGAAGTAGTAGGCCATACAGTAGTTGTAGTAGATGTAGTAGTTATACAACTATTATTATCATCTAATGTACCTAATGCCTCCTCTAATATATCTTGAAGAGCTGTTGAACCTGCTTGAGGAACAGCAATGATTACCATTGAATCTTCTTTGATATAATCTCCCCAGCTGTAAGCTGATTTATCAAACTCATTAAACTTGATGTAGTAGGTATCATAAGTTGTACCATCACTCACCCAGCTTTCAAAGTTTTCGTTGTAACCAACCATTCTGTAAAGATGCTTCAAATAACCAGCTTGGTAGCTGTAGAAGTTCTTCTCCAATTGCTTAATCTCATCTGCTGTTCCATCAGGATAAGAAGCACGCTGAGTGACAGTAGCATCAGCAACGATGTTACAGTTATCAGCAACAATGAAGTCAGCAGTTGTAGCAGGACCAGAATAAACGAAAGTACGGAAGTACATTCTGTCATATTCGTAAGGGAATGCAGCAACATCACAAGGTTGACCATACTTAGTTAAAGGCTTACCAGAGATACGTAAGATTGCATTCTCATCATTACCAATTCTTTGGAATTGATAGAAAGTGTTGAAGCTGATGTTATCTGGGTTGATACCAGGAGCTTGTTGAGTCAATTTCAAGATGAATTGATCAATCAATGCAGGAACATCAACTGTGTCACATGGGTTTCCACCACAATCACAGCAAGGAGCTTGAACAGTTACACTACGAGTGAAACCATTGAAGTACAATGTGTCAATGTAAGAAGAATGTGCACGAAGTGTTAAAGTAACAATATCACCACATTTAACATTCCAGTTGTCTACATCAGTTACTTGAGTTGCAGCTGTAGGGCAACCTTTAACTTTGTACCATTCTGTAACATTAGTTGGTGCTGTGTTATTTACACCAGCAATCTTATCTGATCTTTTAGATCCTTGTAGATAAGTGTTTGTTCTACCTTGAGCAACGTAGAAATAAGGAGAAAGGTTCGGAGTTGCTGTAGCAACATAAGAACTGTTGAAGATACCCACTTGACCTGCAGTCAAATCTTGTGTAGAGCTACCAACTGGGAAGATGGGTGATTCATCCATCTGAGCAACTGGCACTACAAAGAGGGTAGTTAATGAAAAATCTGCCATTTTGTTTATATTTAATTGTTAAAAATCTATTCGTTTGTTTGTATTCTAAGAGCTGCACTTTGAACTGCTGATTGATTCTCTGTATACATAGCTAAGTTCTCAACTGTAAGATCTAGTAGTTCATCTTCTAGATAGGTTTCAAGTTCACAGTTTTGATCCACTGAAGGTTGACCATCAAACTTGATATAACCTTCTTTATCTATGTACACTGGATATCTCATGTAACTTACATATATATCAGTGGGTGTAAATGTTCCATCTGTAAAAACAGATATCTCATCAGAAGATATAAAGTTGAATGTTTCTTGATATTCAAAAGATGGTTTGTAATGATTATTGTTCAAGATGAACTGTAGATCACCATGCTTAGCAAGATCTCTATTAATCCATATCTTTCTATTCTTACACCTTCCTTTGTTAGCTATTACATAACTATCTACATAGAACATGTACTTTGGATCTAGAAGATGTATGTTTGCAACCCATTGATTTAGTTCTGGGTTTTTCATACGTAATGATAATCTACCATCATTGTATGCAACCACAAGACTTTGTAAGTCTTCATAACGTTTTTTGAAAGCATCTAGACCTAGTCCAGAAACTGTGCTTTGACCATCAACCTTTTGCTTTATCAGCTTGATTTGAGCTTCGTTAAGAGCTAAAATCTTATCTTCTAATTGAATCTGTTGGTGATCATTAGTAGATAGTTTATTTAGTCTTTGGTCAATCTTATATAATAAACTATCTACTGGTATCATAATGACGCTAATTTCTTACTTTTTAATTTTTGTTCCAGAGTTATTAAGTCTTCCTGATGATCATCATCAGCTAAATACTTAACTAATTCATCTTCATCTTTAGCTATTTCAAACTCACCTTCGTAAACTTTACCATTAGCTTTAACTCTATAAACTGAATGGGTGATAGCTTGTTTTACAAGGTCTTTAATATGTAGTAAGTTTTCCTTCATATCTGCAAACCTGTTAAAAACCTCAATTGGATTTAAACCTTGATATTTGCCATTCTTGAATTCTGTTTGTTTTAGGACGTTATCAACTTGATTGTAAACAGCTTCTTCTTTTGTATCTTCTGTTACAGGCAAGCCTAACAATCTAGCTACTTTTCTCTTCTTCTCAGGAGTCATACTATCAAACTTCACAATTGCCTTATTGATCAATTGTTTCTTCTTGTAGATCACTGCATTTTCAATTTCATCATCAGCCACATAGAATTGTGTATCTGCTGCAAACTCACCTCTTTCCCAAGCTTGATATGAAGAAGCAATTGTAGGATGAACACGCAACCATGAGAATGCTAACTCTTGAAGAGGAATAGCAAGATCAAAGAAGTTATCACCATCTAACAATTTAACAGCTTGTACATGTAATGTATCTTCTGTAGAAGTAGAAAGTCCATAGTTCCAAAACTGTGAACGTGGTCCTAGATCAATATCACCTAAAGCCATTTCAAGTTTCTTACGAAGAGCTGTTACACGCTCAACTTCCATTTCTCTTTCTACTGGATCACTTATCCTACGAATGTATGCAGCATTAGGATCTAGTCCTGTTCTATACTGACCATCTAATTCTTTGTAAGGATACTTGAAAACTCCTGTACCAGGAATTCTTGTTAGACCTTTTGTGGCTAAACCACCTTGCATTGTTTGCAATTGAGAATTGTTGTACTCTTTCTTAATAGTAGAGATTTTTCCTATCTTACCCATATGTAGTTGTTTTTTATTGGTTTAATTTGCAGAGAAGTGAACATCGAAGTTCTAAGCAAATGGACACATTATCCAAATCTCCTCTCTGTGATTGAGAAGATACTCCCTCCACTGAAGGAGGGAGAATATCATCTCGGTAGGTTATATACACACTACTGTGTGTAGTATTATTAGAATTGTGGAATCTCTTCGATCAACACTGTACGTGATAAGTCTTCAATGAACACATCACAACGGTCTTTCATCCAGATTTCATATCCTGGGAATTTGTTAGCAGAACTCATACCCTGAGACTTAGCAAAACCTAAGTGGTGACGAGTACCATCAATATATCCCCAAGTCATAGAAGGAGCACCCTTCATACGTACTTCACGAATGTTGTTAACCATTGAACCATCACTCATAGGACTAACATCAAACACCATGAATACTGGAGTAGATTTTTTGTTCTGACCAAATTCCAAGTTAGATTGTGGAAGATCTAATTCTTTCAAGTGAATAAGTTCAACACGTCCAGTTTCACGAGTAACCATTGCATCGAAAGCAAAGTTATAAGTGATGTGTTGTCCTTCTCCTTGCATATATCTGTTACCAGAATCAGCCATGAAAGTCAATCCTGAATTAAGAGCATCAGTTTTTAAAGCTTGTTGGAACACGTCAAAACCAGCTTCATTTGTATACATCTTAACCTTACGATCTTTAACATCAACCCTTCTGTAGAAAAGATCTCCAAACACTGAACGAATCAAGTTAGCAGAGAACTCACCACGATTGTATTGTACCAAGTTACTATTGTTACGCATTCTGTGATAAACACCAGCAGATGTACGCTTCAACTCTTGTTTAGAACCGTTAGTCTTTACAGTACCTGGTTTAGACCAGATCATACGCTTAACTTTCAATTCCAACATTGATTTACGCATCCAGAACTCGATGAATGGTTCCCATTTAACATCATTACGAGTTAAAGGTAATTGGTTTCTACGCTGAGGAGCATATACCAAGATATCCAAAGGTTTACCAGAAGCATCTCTCATCATTTTGTCATCAGCCCACTCAGTGATCTTGTGCTCATAACCATATGCAGAACCTAAAGATTCAAACATAGTGATTTGCTCACCCAAACGAGGAAGACCTAAAAGATCTTGATCGAATTCACCAATTGCAGCATCAACTAATTCTAATTCAATACCAACTTGTAAGAATGTAGGATTTACAAAATCTACAACTGGATTGTCAGTAACCAATGTGAAGCTATACAAATAACCCATGTTCCAAGGAATAGGATCTTTGATAACATAAAAACGAGGACCATACTGACGAGAACCTACAGAAACGATTGCATTCTTAGAGAACTCATTAGTGTCCAAAACCAAAGTGAATTCCTGACCATCGATACCTGTTTTACCACTCTCAATCAAAGACTGAGTTGCATCAGGGATAGCAATGATTTTAGGGAATTTGTAAGGAACAGCTACTTGCCATTTCCAAGCATCACTATTATTATCAATGTAATAAGGTGTGCTTTTGTTAATCATGTCCAAGAAGTCATTGCTATACAATGAACTCTGGGTGTAAAGACTGATGATTTTCTTATCATAGTCTGCTGGTTCAGTACTGTGGAAGCTTTCTAAGTGGTTAGCATCCGTAAGTTTACCTACAGCACGCTTATCCATAGAGGCTACTCTTGCATACGTAAAACCAGTTAATCCTGGGATTGTTTGAATTGCCATTTTGTTATTAATTTAATTGTTGTTTAATTGTTTATAAAAACCATGAATTAGATTTCTGAGGAGAAGATGATTTAGTTGCACTCTTAGTTACTTGTCTTGCAACTTCACCAAACAACTCATTTGACTTTTTACTTATTCCAGATTTCTGGATGGTAGAAAGGGTTGGATCTTTCTCTAGGATTTTTAGAAGAAGAGCAACCTTAACCTTTGTTGCATGGTTTTCAGGTCTCTTCAAATCCAAGATAGTACGATCAAAATCTGTGAGGGTTTCTCCAGATGGTGTCTTATACTTATCTACTAGTAAAAAGTCTTGTAGTTCACCTGCTAGTTTTGGATTGATAGGAATACCATCAAACTCTTTTGTTTTAAGCTTTTCTTGAAGAACACTTTGTACATTATTAATATACTGGCTCTTAATAGCTTGCTTTTGTTGTAATTCTCTTTCTGCCTGTGCTTCCATTTGTTGAAGCTTAGCAGCTTCTTTCTTCACTAAAACTTTATGGTGCTTTGTTGCTACTGTTTCAAGATCACCATAATTCTTTAATCTTTCAATCTCTGTAGTTATATCTTCAGGTTCAAAACCCTGATCTGTTAATGCTTGTCTTAATACTGCTATTTGGTTATTCTCTTGAGCAAGATCCATTTCAGCAAAACTTGCTACATTATCATATGTTCCAAAATAGTCTTTAGGATTTACACCCTTTACAAATATGGCTTCAAATGCTTGTTGATAATCTTCTCCAAATTGTCCTATGAAGTTATTTACCACTTCAATAGCACCTTTCTTTTTCTCAGCTTGGAATCTTTCAAGGAATTCCTCAGCTGTAGTGATTGGAGTATCTTCTTCATCTTCATCTTTAGAAAATACACCTAGTTTAAATAGGTCATTAGCTAGAGCTCCAAACTGTGTAACTTCTGGTTCATTCTCTTCTTCTTCTTCAGAAGCTTCTGGTTCAGCAGCTTCAACCTTTTTAGATTTAACTGGAGCAGCAGGAGTTTCTTCTTCCTCTTCTTCCTCATCCCCACCTAACAAAAAGTCTTCAATAGATTTAGAAGGATCTTCTTTCTTCTCAGGAGCTTCTTCTATTGTTTCACCTATAGATTTAGCAGGAGCTTTCTTTGGAGGTTCAGCCTTAGGAGCTTTATCCTCAGCAGTCATTTCCTTGATATCATCAGGGTTTGTAGAAGCAGTTTCAGGAGCCATAAGGTCATTCAATAGTTCTGAACTACCCATTCCCATTTCCATAGTATTCTCAATAGAGAAATTACCAAACTGGTTTTCTAAATTTTCAGCCATATGTAGTTGTATTTTAATTGGTTTTGTAATGTAAAAGTATATTATATTATGTTACGAGCAAAGAGATTAAACACTATATTGCCCAAAATTCGCTATAATATAGCATTAATATTTTTCTATCTAATTAAGTTTGTTTGAAAAGTTATCATTTATCAGCCTGTAACTCCTTATAGGAGCTATATCTGTAAGTGTAACCTGTTGTATTTCCACACCCCACTTCTTAGCTTCAACCCTTGCTTTTTTTGTTAATATGTTATCAAGTTCTGGATCTATACACTTCTCAGCAGGAATAGATATTACAATATTTTTTATTATACTCAAAGTCATATCTGATAAAGCATCTGTTGCATCATACACCTCCAGAAGAAACGTTTTAACATCAGAAATCTTATATTTGATCACTCCCTTCACCACAAAGTTCTGTTTATCAAGGGTGTATAGAGATTGAGCAGGAAGACTTAAGGTGGTAACCACCACATGTTGTCTTAAGATCTCATCAGCAAAAGGAATCTTAAAATGAATACCTGGATGAAGCACTCTTCTAAACTTACCAAAACTAAGGTGCACTCCCTCTTCATAAGAAGGAATGATCACCACTGGTAAGAGTTGATCTATCCATTGTATAATTATTTCTACTAATCTATCAAACATTATTTAGTCTTTTTATTTCTACCTTTAGCATTCTCTTTAGCAACAGCTAGGTCATTAGCTTGATTTTCTCTAGCCACTTTAAGCTTTTCCATTTCTACAGCCATCTTGTCAGCAGCTTGTTTATTCTTTGAATTAATCTCAGCCAGCTTCAATTGATAATCTTTACTAGCTTTCTCTTGTTCATTAGATAATTTACTCATCTCTAGTACATCTGGAATTGCATTTTGATCAATATCTTCAGACTCAACCTTACCATAACCTGTAGCTTGAATGATTGCAATTTTCTCTTTAGATAGTCTATCAAGTTCTCTTTGGTAATCATCGTTAGCTTGTTTCTCTTGAGCCAGTTGGGCTTGTTGTTGCAATTGAGCTTGAGCTTGTTGTTGTTGTTGCTCCATTTGTTGTTGTTGCAATTGCATTTGCTGATCTTGCATTTGCTCTTGTCTTTCTTTAAGTGTCTTAAACACTTTCTTCATTTGTCTTACAGACTTAGTGCTGTAAAGCTCAATGATGTCATATAATGAACCACCATTCTGTATAACAGCTTGAGAAAGTCCTCTGATCTCTTGGAACATCTGCTGATCTTCTGGTCTGTTAGTTAAGAACACTTTAAGATCTCTAAATTTAAGCTCAGAACCATTCACTTGTACAAATGCACTCTCTCCTCTATCAGTTATATATGAAAGTGTAGATTGTGGCTTCTTAGATTCTACATATAGAGCAGCATCAATAATAGCTTGATAAAGCTGACCCATTACATACTCATGAGCTACAAACAAAGGTTCTGTTTGAGAATAAGATTGTTGTATAGCTGTGTTTGTACCTGTAGCAGATTCTGAAGCTGATATAGATCCTAAACGTTGTTTAGACATACCTATAAGTTCCCAACACTCATTCTTCAATTGCATAGCAAGTTGATATCTAGATTGTATCTCTTGAGTTCTTGTCAGGTCTATATCTCTAAACTGATTAAATGATGATGGGCTCTTGAGGTTCTCTGGAGAATCATCAATGAACACAACACCTCTATTTCTAGCTTCCATTTCCCATACATCTAATGCATCTTGTGCATCACCATCTTTAGGAATAGGTACGTGTCTGATAGATGTTAAATAAACCTTACCAACCTCTTTCTCAAGAAGTTTGTAAAGTTGGTTCATACACACATTATATAACACCTGGAAAGGTTTCATAAGATCTACAAGAGATTTAGCCTCTGTATTCTTAACCTCATGAGTTAGTCCTATTATAGGACAATAGTTTAATAATTTGTATGGTTTAATGTGGTAGATGTCTGGACCAATCTTTACACCCTGATACCATTGGTTAATCCATCCCCATTCTAATGATTGTTGTGTAGGAATAGTTCCACTCTTATAAGTTTCATCAACAAGCATAGATTGCTCATTACCAAGCTCATCTAAGTAGATGAGTTTACCTATCTTCTTCTTAGAAATCCAATAAGCTCTAACCACTACATACTTATAACCAAAAGAAGATACGTTAGATGTAAGTCCTAAGAAGTCTTGTAACCCATCATCATTATTCTTCATCTCTGATTCAATAATCATTCTTGTTTGTAATACAAGAGGATCGTATGTGTCATATTGTACAGAGTCTATACCAGGAATAGCATCTGGATTACCAAGATTTGATTCACGTACATTGATCAATCCATAATCTTGAAGAGAAGATCTAAGGTGATCTATTTCTTCTTTGGTTAAATCAGGGATAGATTCAATGATCTCTGATAGTTCCATCACTTGCACTGTACCAGCAGCATAAGCACCTATAGCCCTACCTGTAGGATCAGAAATATATTTTCTATCAGGAGTGGTAAGAAACCATGTGTTCTTAGGATTTGCAACTTCAATGTTAAATCCAAGTTTTGAATTGTCTTCATATATGTGATAAAATTCTCTTGCTGAAATAAGCATATCTCTAAATGCATCCTCACTCTTTTCCTTCAAGTTAAACTCTGCCTTCTGACATGTAAGAACATGGTTAGCCCATTTCTCAGCTACAGACGTATAATCATCTAGTTGATCTTGAACATCTTGCATTGTCATTTGGTTAAGTTCTTCAGGATCTATCTCTTCAGGATTTTGCCCATTCATTGCAAGTTTTTCTAAGATCTTTTCTTTAGCCTGACTAATCACATACTCTTGAAGAATCTGTGTTTTATATTCTAACTCTTCAGCCTTAGAATCATCATCAAAAGCTTTCACTCTGAATGTATCAGGTCTTTTGCTTATTTCTCCTACAAGTTCATTGATAGGAGTGGTGATGATGGAATAATGTTTAACATATGCAGGAAGCTTAAGATCTGTTGTTAACATATCTGTAAAGCTCTTAACTTGTGGTTCTTGATAGAAGTCTTCCATTCTCAGGATACCCTTCACCAAGTCATAGTTTTTAACAAATGTATCTCTATTCTTTACATACTCAGCATAAGCTTTGTTTGCAAAATAGTCCATTGTGTTTTTAATCCAGCTCTCATCTTGCTTTTCTTTCTCAGTTTTAAACTGATCAGGAAATATGTTTAGATACGCATAACGTATTGTAGCATCTTTTGTATACCTTATAATTGCCATTATGTAAACAGTTTACGTTTTTTACTATTGAATAGTCCTCTTGATTCAGAGAACAATGTATTTTTTTGTTTTGATGAGAATAATGCTGCCACTCTAGCATCCCCTGTTCCACCAATCTTTCCCATTATAGGATCCATCTTCATAGCTTGTGCAATAGCTAATTCTGCTGCTACAATTCTATCAAAGTTACCTGAGTCATTATACTGTATAATCTCCTCAAGAAGAACAGGATCAAATATCTTGTTAACACCAAACACTTCTTTTGTTATATTACCATTCTCATCTGTCTCTTTGTGTATAGTTTCTTCCATATACTTCTTTAGACAGTTGTGAAGATAGTCTATTATCTTTTGTGCAGAACGGTGGATTCCATACTCACGTTTAACGGTAGTATTTGGAACCACTTCCATCAACCATTGAGGTTGTTTCTCTAGATAGTGAGCATCACCTTTTGCTTTCATATATTCTATGAAAGATATATCATCATTCTCACAAAGTGTTCTAGCATTGTAATACTTGATGAGAAGTCTAGCTTGTTCTTCCCAAGTTTCTTTCTTATCAGGTCTTGCACAATAGCTAGCTACAAACATATCTTGGTATTTCTCACCAGTGATATCATGCATACGCTTGTATATGTATACAGATCCTAATGATGTACTATATGCAGACTGTCCTTGTCTATATGGATCCACTCCTGCTACATACAATCCATAAGGAGGATTATCTATAGGAAATTCATATATTACAACTGGAGCATCCTTAAGATCACTATTCTTTAGAGGGAAGTTTGTTATAGGTTGTTTGTCTGTAAACTCATGTCCTATCTTGTTCTCATCTTGGAATAGGATAACAGGAGTTCCTGTTCTTTCATTATTAAGGAGTCTTGTCTTCTGTCTTTTAGCAGCCTCAATATCAAAGATGTTTGTATCTTCATTTAGGAATATATCATCCACCTCTTGAGGATAGTACATTTTCTCTTTAAGATAGGCTATTCTATCACCAGCTTTCTTTAGTCTTTCTAGATTACTTTGTGTAATCTCTGTGGCCTTTTCTTCATTAGATACAAGCATGTGTACATTGTGAAGATCTGAATCAGCAGGCTGGTTTAGAAAAGCTCCTAATGTAGATTGTTCTTTGGCCTCCATTCTATACTTGTGAGAAATGAATAAGCCATGGATTCTCTTCTCATCCTTTGTATTGTTATATGTAAGGAAGTTGAAGTTGTCCACATCAAACATCAGGGATTTAGCATCCATGAATTTCTTCATATCACCACCTGTACCTGTAAGGATTGGAGAACAACCCCAACCAAATGGTGTAGTGAAACCTGGAATAGCAGCTTGCAATCCTCTAAGAAAAGATCCTTTACCAATCTCATCTATAATAAGCTTACGAGGTTTTGTACCTGCAATAGCTTCCTCATTATTACCTTCATCAAGGTTACGTATAAGAATCTGAGAGAATGGTATTCTCTCTCCTGATTTAGTTTTTATTCCTAATGTCACTTGGTTCTTCCAATTATCCTCTATTCTTTGCCACCTCCAAGCTTCTGGTAGGAAGTTTAACCCTTTATCAATCTTATCTGTAATTAGCTTTATATCTGGAGCATTCAATCCTGCTACAATGTTCTGGGAGTTCTCATCAAATGTAGCTCCCCATCCCATATATGATGCTTCAATAACACTCTTTGCAAAACGTCTTATTCCTAGTATAACTAATCCTTTCTTATCTTGATGTGCTCTATCTATCTCGTTTGTAACTAGCCACTCATTATCTCTCAAGAGTGGATTAGCATACTTCTGTGAAATCCTACCCCTATCATCCATAACATCCACCTCTGTATGCCATATGTTTAAATGCCAATATAAGAATGGGTTTATATAAACACCGTTCATCATAGCACCATTTACACATAGCTCTTTATGGAAATCAAAGAATGGCTTATACTCAGAAGATTCCCTGTCAGGAATCCTCTTCTGATTTAAATACCAATCTTTGTAATCAATACTCTGTAGTTCATTCATTATTTTCTGCTTTTAAGGAAGTCCTCAGCCATAGAACTAAGTTCTCCTTTACCTCTCACTTCCACCTTTGCTTCTTCAATACTTCTTAACTTCTCAACCACTTCCACTAGTGCAAGATAGTTCTTCATTGTCTCTTGAACAAATTTTCCTTGAGCTTCTATAGATGCAATCACCATTGGTAGCATTCCTCCTTTAGCTGTAGGTTTCCATTCAATCCTATCTTTTAACTCATGTAGAGGATTAGCATCAACATATTGCTTCCATGATTTGAGTTGTTCCTCAGCCCAGTCAAGCTCTGTATTAATATATGTAGTTTTTTTAATAGTCGCCATCTTCTTCTTCTTTAAATAGGTTATCAAGATCAAGACCTTCCTTAATAATGTTCTCAATCTCTGAATCATCAACATGTTTAAAATCCATCTCAAGCTGTCCTTTATACTTAGCTAAGCAATAGGCCAACTCTTTATCTGTCAATCCCCAGATGTTTCCACATTCATCAAGAACAGTTGATAGATGTCTTCCCATATTGTATTGTGGGTAGGCAGTATGTAGTTCTTGTAGAATATGAAGCACCTTATTATAATAGTTAGGTGATTTCTTCATATGTTTTATTTTATTAATATCCCTGAGCTAGTGAGTGACAACTTGGTCAATGCTGGTTCAATAACATCTTTTAATAGCTTCTGAATTTGCTCATTAGCTAACTTCTGTGTTGCTTCTTCAATTCCTGGAGTTGCACATAAAGCTCCTAGCTTTTCAATTACAATCCATGCTTCTACTGCTGGGTTCATGATAGTTGGTTTAAGTCCTCATCGGACAGGTTAATGTTCTTTATTTCTTCTTTAAGATTTTCAAATGTATCTTCTTCTGCTTCCTTACTCATATATTCCTCACAGAAAGCAATACCTATTGTATCTTGTTCCTCATCAGGTTTTCCTATAAGATCTATATAATCCACACCTGTATTATACACATCCATTAATGCCTGTATCAGAACACTTAACGGTATTTTTCTAAGTCTTACTTCCTTACCCATCGATTTCTGTTTTAAATTGTTCCTCCTGCTCAGGAGTTAATTTCTCTAACCACTTATTTATAGGACACTTACATGAAAGGCAACTTGTCTTTGCTGAAAGTGTGCATCCACAATATGTACAATGATCATCTGGTCTTACTGTCTTATGGTTTTTAGAATGATGCTTACATTGTGCACATATATTCAATCTCTCCTCTGATGTTTTCTTTATTAGATCTTTTATCTCTGAAGGAGGAATCAACTTGTTTCTCCAACCTTCGTACACTTGAGAAAAATTAATCATTTATTCTTGGTTTTAAATATTCTATACTTGCTGTAAGAGAACTGATTTTCTGCTCTGCAATGTTCTTTCTATGTTCTGTTGTTTCTGGATTGGCTAGCTGTCTTTCTAGGGCTTCTTTCTGCTTATACATTGTCTCCAGCTTCTTAACCGCCTTCTTCTTATTAAAGAAAAACTTCCCAAACCCAGAAATCTCTATAGAATCGTTATGTCTCAAAGCTTCATTGGCCTCACTAAACTGATGTGCCACCACTGTATCTATCACCTTCTCAGACACCAACATCTTAACAGCTAACGTTCTGACAAGATAGTCTCTTATTGAAAGACTCACTGGCTTATCCATGTGTTAGTTTTATTTCTAATGTAATATCCTTATTAAAATCCAGAATAATCATTGGATTGACCTTCACCTTTGTCCCATCCTTCACTAACACAAATATCTTCTTTAATTTAGATATGATGTTATTGATCGTAGGACCTGTACTGTCATATCTCTCACAAAACTCCTTCCTTATATTAGCATAGCTTATGTTACCCTTTATGGCTGTGAATGCTACAAGCTGTATTTCCCTTTGTGTCAGCTTCAAATTGTTCACAGCAGACAGGATAGAATAATACTTCTCAGCTAGGGAGAACATGTCTGTCTCCTGCTTTTTCATCTTTTGCACTATAATCTTCGTTGGTTCCATATGTAATTTATACAAAGATAGACAATATAATCAGAATGTCAAATACATTATTTTAACTTATTGCTATATTATGCTTCCTTTTCTTTATAGAATATCACCATAATACTTACAATGAAAAGACCAATGACTAGTTCTTGTTCTATGTAATTAGGATCTTCTGTACTATATTCATTAAATGATAGTCCTATATGGAAATAAGGATTGGTAAAATCCTTAAATCCAAATACAAAATCCATCTCTATAAACTTTCTTATCCCTACTATAAAGGAAGTGATAAGTAAAAACCCAATAAATGCATACACCATAATCTGTAATTTTAACTGTCTATATAGATAACCTCTATTCACCTACCCCACCCAACCTACCCCAAAGTTACAAGTGTTTCCTAATACAAACCAAATCTTTTTTTCTCATGAACCCTTAAACAAGGGCAAAACCCTTTACCAGCCTAGAAAAAAATTTTTTTCCAGGGCCCCTACCCATTGTATATATGGGAGTGAAGCTTACTCCCCACAGCAACCCCTCCTATAAATTGCCAAGTTGGGGGATATCCCTAACACTATTTAATCATCAAAACAATTTAAGAAAATGGCATTACAATTCAAAATGTACGAGAGAGCAGAGAGCACTCTTGTAGAAATCGGTACAGTTGGTCAACAAATTCCAGGTGGTTCTTTAAAGTTCACACCAGGCAGTCTTGCAAAGTTTCAAGCAGGACAGATTAAAGCAATCAGTATGCTACTTACTAACAAGAAAGGCGAAAGTCTAACTTGTCCATTGAGTAAGCGTGTGTCTGCTACAATCAAGAGTGCGTTAGAGAACGGTAGCACAAAGAGTGATTGTCTTAAAGCAATTGCAAAACTCACTATCGTTGAAACAGAAGACGGTAGTAACATCATCAGTGCACCTCAAGGAGCAGGTGGTGTAGAAGAAGAGATAACAATCAATGCTACTGTAACCAACAGCAAAGTGAGTTACGAAGACCTTGTAGCATTCTAATGAAAGGGGAGCCTTGTGCTTCCCTTTTATATATAGGGTGGGTTGTAAAGCAACATTAGGGTGGGCTAATAAAACACTAAATGCTCATAACTAATTGATTTACAACTCATTCTATATATATTTTTGTGAATGAATGAATGGGTGTGAGACCCATTACAGAATAAAACCTATTTTTTTAACCAATGCAAATATCATATGGTATTGTGCATACATATAGCATTAAGTTTATGAAAAGAACATCATTACAGGATTGTATATCCTTAGGAGATAATAAAGATAACAATAGTCTTTATGTAGTTATTGATAGTGAGAGGAATAGTGGTAATAGGGCTGGTTCATTTAATCTTGCTTATGAGGGAGGATTTCTTGAGCATATAGGTGATACATTCTATAAGGTGAAGAGAATAGTTGCTGATAATCTTGGTCTTATTATTCTATCAGACTATCCTTTGACTATGTAATTTATATATGGGCTGTAATAGGCCCATTTCTATTTTCCTATATAGAGGAACAAATGGTTCGAGTCCATTAATAGAAGCACAATATATGCACACTCTATGCCTTTATATTGTAATGTTTATTAGGCGAACAACCTGGAGTTTCTACTCTAGGTTCTTTATTATTATTTATTCATACATTTAAAATACTTAGCACTCAATGCAAAGTTTACACTTCTGTATGTATTGGGTACAACAAGAAGTGGCTTGATAGTATTTTCCTTCTTTTAGAGCTATTGGGTAAACAAATTAGGAGCTTCAACCTGCTAAACGGTGGGAGAGGGTAACCAAGCCTCTCAATTTTTATAGGACTTTATCTGTTGGACTTCATTCAATAGAGGCTTTATGGTGAGGCATTAACCATTTCTTTTATTAAATCACACATTAAATAATTTAATCATGAACCAGAAAGTTCAACAACTAATTGATGATGGTAAGATTACCAGTATGGATGTATTAGAATATGCTCAACAATTTATGGATGGTGTAGACCAATATGATGATGAGCAAATAGATAAATACTATCAGGAAGAATATGAGCCTGAGGAACATGATTCTACAATGTCTGCATATCCTCAAGATGAACGTGAGGAATATCCTGAATATGTAATAGCTTCTACATCATTTGCACCAGGATTTGAAGAGACATACATATTCAAATGTGATGAGAATGGTATTGTATGGGATTTTGCTGAATATGGTGGAATAGCAAAGAGATGGGGAAATGAGAATTGGAAAGACTATTATGCAGCAGTTGAATCTGTATTTGGTAAGGATAAGTATAGATATGAGAAGAGAATTGAAGTGAGTAAAGATAGAGTGGCACATCATATGTTCAAGAGAATTTAAAATACTGACACGAAAACTATTAGCTCTCAGAGTTTGCCTATTAGGTTTAAATGAGAGCATTTTAATCACACATTAAATTATTTAATTATGGCAAGCGTATTAGATTTTATGGAATGTCCTAATTGTACACAAGAAGCATCTATTGATTTCTATTATAAGACAGGAGAAGAATATATATTCTGTCAGAACTGTGGCTATCATAGAAGTGCAACAATTGTTAACAGAGATAAAACTCTTAATGAGTTAAATGATTCTGATTGGGAAATTAGAGAGAATAAAAATCCATTTGGTGCATATAGATTATCTACACGTGGTAATATTGGTTATCAATGTGGATCATTAGCATCTGAACAAGAATATAATGATTTGAAAGCAAATGTTCTTGTAGATCCAGAAATAGATTATGCATCTGTATCAAGATTTATAGATGGAAAGATATTAGAAGAAATATTAATCAACGAAACTAAATAATTTGTTATGTCAAACAACAAAACTTATGGCATAGAATTAGCAAGACAGCAATTCTTTAAAGATCTTCAAGAAGATCCTGATTTTATTGTTTTTAAGAAAAGAGCAATGGGCAAATTTCATTTCTCTTATGGAGTGGTGGTAGCTGGAACCAATTATTTTGTATTAAATAAGGTGGGACCAAGATCAGAAGCTCTTGTAGTTCAATTTCTAAAACAATTTAAACAATTTAATCATGTACGTACCACTTAACACTTGTACAATATGTATATCATACATATTACAAGAAACCTTCATCGTTTACAATAATTAAAAATTCACACATGAAAAAAACTACATTATTATTATTTATGACTATCTTTATGATTGTTATAACAACAGTGATGATTTTATTAGCATTTTATGTTATGCCTGCTAATAGATTTAACTTATGTTTCATCACACTACTTAGCACTTTAGGTTATTTAGGAGCATTTTGCTATTATGACACCTATTTAATGCAAAAAGGAGGAAAAGGACTATGAAAGAAGAACTAGCAAAGAAAATTGTATATACAATTATATTCTTTTTAGCATTAGGAATGATAATTACAATGTTTCAATCATGTAGAACATCAGGATATGGTTGTCATGGTAATTATACATGGAAACAAATGGTTAAAAAGAATAATAAAATGTATTAATGATATTTTGTGTGAGCCCTGAAGCATGAGAATGTGTAGGGGCTACACAAACTTTTAAAACTAATCCCATGTTCACACAAGCAAAACTTATTCTACAATCGTACAAACCCTTAAAATTAGAAAAGGGTATGTTATTCCTTGCTATGCACCATGGTCAGATGTCTGTTTATGAGCTTGGATATGATATCCATTCTCAAGAACAGACAGAGACATATGTAGAGCTTAATGGCTATCCTGTAGAGCCATACATATATTTAGTGGGCAATCCCAATGTGCCTTCAGAAACTTCACTAATGGCAGAACCAGACCAAATAGGATGGTTTGATGATGGTGATGATTCAGATGAATTACACGATATCACCATTAGAGAACTCAACAACATTCTAGATAGAAATGGACTGTGTGAAATAGAAGTGGAAGAAGAACATCTAGATGATGATGAGGCTGAAGATTATATCAGAGTGGTTCCTACACTATTACAAGACAAAGTTACCATTAGATATCTATGGGAAGATGATGAATGGGTTGATGAAGAACAATTATGCATACATTGCAATGGTTCAGGAGAAGGTCAATATGATGGTACAATATGTTCTATGTGTGGTGGTTCAGGAGTTTATGAAGATGATAACATAGACTGGGATGATGATGATTATTATCCACATTATAATATTTAAAATATGAAACAGTTATTATTTATTCTATTTGGACACAAGACTGTCACAAATAGTCAAAAAATTGTGACAAAATTTAGAACTACATATCCATCTAATAGACCATCTGAACAAGATTGGAAGAACGAATTTAGATTTGGTATGCTATATGACAGAAAGATAATATACATGGACTAGGGGCAGTTTATGTATTAAGCTCTCAGCAGAAATGTTGGGAGCTTTTTTATTTATTTAATCTTATG